GGAGAATAAAAATGGAACGCAAAGGTTTTATAGGTGGCAGTGATGCTGTCAAAATAATGAACGGCAACTGGTACGAGCTATGGCAAATCAAACGTGGCATCATTGAGCCAGAGGATTTGTCACATAAGGTAGCAGTACAGATGGGCATACAAACAGAGGACATGAACCTCGGTTGGTTTGAGAAAGAGTACAGCAAAAAAATATTAGAGAAGCAAGACAAGTACACACGCACACATAACGGCGTGCCGTATGTAGGTACACTTGATGGTGTGCTAGAAGATACTAACGACATCGTTGAGGCCAAGCATACCTTCGCACACAATACATTAGACAAGGTGTGCGACTACTACATGGCACAGGTGCAGCTGTATCTATGGCTATCCAATATGGATGGTGCATACATGTCAGTATTCTTTGGCAACAACAGATGGGAATGTGCATACGTTAAGAAGCATGACTCATATATAAGTGTAGTGCTTGATGCTTGCACAGATTTCTGGGCGCACGTCGAGAGTGGCGATGAACCTATTGGTCACGACCAACCAATCGCATCACCTATTAATCAGATACCTATAGACGATATGATTAAACGTGACGCAAGTGCAGACAATCACTTCACATACTTAGCACAAGAATACATAGAGTTTGAACCTGCAGCTAAGTCATTCGAGTCAGCTAAGAAAGATCTCAAAGCTATAGTTGCCGACAATGAACGTGAGGTATACTCAGAATTATTAACCATACGCCGTGATAAACGTGGCGCATTACGCATCAGCAAGAGGAGTAAGTAATGGACAATCTAAATATATGGAACAAGCTAGCCAAGTCAGACCCCAAGTATCTGAAGAAGGTTAGCTTCGGATCACGTAGCTTCACAGCTATTGATCCACAATACCAAGTGCGCATGATGACCGAGCAGTTCGGCCCTGTTGGTATAGGGTGGGGCTGGCAGTCACATACAGAAATAGTGCAGTTAAGTAATGGCGATGCCAGTATACTAGCACATATATCTGTATGGCATGGCGAGCAAATGAATATGTTCGGCCCCTTCACAGGATGTCGTAAGTTCTTCGATGCAACCAAAGGCAGACTAGCCGAGGATGCACCTAAGATGGCTGTCACTGATGGCCTAACCAAAGCCTTATCACATCTCGGATGTAACGCTGACGTGTTCCTTGGTGAGATGGATGGCAACAAGTACGCTGCAGATAGCGGCAAGAAACCTACTGGCGGTAGCTGGTAATAAACAAAGGAGCCAGAAGCATGGCATATGATAACACGAATACAGGCGCAGCATTTAAACCTTTCGATACCATGAAGATGATATTGCAGGGCAAGATAAACCTAGAGGGTAACGATCGTAAGGTCGTACTCGTAGCAGATACAACCAAGAGTGGCATGAAGATCATTGAGGTTTATCAAAAGGTTGGCGTGTTGTTTGAGAACGACAAGCGTGGCAACGACAATGCACCAGATTATTCTGGGCCAATGGAAGACTACGCAGCTCAGACACAGATGCAGATAGCTGGCTGGAAGAAACAGAAAGATGACAACAACTATCTTTCTATGCAGATCAGTCAGAAGCATGGCGGTCAGCAGCAAGCGCAACAAGTTAGCACTGCGCATCTTGACATCAGCGATGATGCTATACCGTTTTAATAATAAAGGGCGGGCTTCGGTTCGCCCTAACATAAGGAAGAGTTATGACTGTACCAATAACAGAAGAGTTGATTCATAGAATAAAATTCTATGCAGATAATGGAATGACTAAAGCACAAGCCAATAGGATCTATGGCATACCGCGCCATGCAATTAGAATAGCTGTTGAAAAATACAATGTAAAATTTACAACAGGTTATACAACAGGATCACAGCGCTTATTTAAAAATCAAACAAACAAAGAGTTTGAACAGAAGGAACTTATCTATAAGTCTACAGTACAACGCAATAGATATGACCAATACAAATCTATATTAAAGGAAGCAAAGACTACAGCGGAACGTAAAGAAATAACATACGGCTTTGTTATACACGAGTTTGAATTAACACAGGCTGCAAAAAATAAACGGCCTCCACTCCCAGGATTTAGTGCTAAATTTTCTAGTCATCCAAGGATAGCAGACATGCTTCGTGCGGAGCGCTAGGCTCCGCTAGAAATCTATATACCTATGCACCAACATGCGCAATCCAAGAATGTATTTTCTTAGTCTGCTCCATACGATCATCAAGGCCATGCGTCCCACCATTAACACGCTTGGTTATGCTAGTGATAACTGAATCATTCACACCATCATCAGCCATATCAAACAAACCATTTGATTCAAAGAACCACATGGCAGATTCAAATGCATACTCAGTTGCAACAAGATCAGGGTCAGTTATAATATCAGGTAGCCCCATGTCACTAGCAAAAGATCTATAGTTTGCCTTGCCTGTAAGCTGAATAAATCCTCGGCCTACCCACAATGCACCCTCGTTCTCACCATTGCCCATGCGATTAGAGTACACCTTGTTAGCTAGTGCCTCTGGGTTACGAGCGTAAGGTGCAGCCGATTCCATAGTTGGGAATCTCTTAGGCCATACACGCATCATAGACTCAGCAGAATAATTAAGATTCTCTCTGGTTAAACGAAACATTCCTGACTCATGTGCTGCCTGACCTAACAGATGTGCGCCGCGCTTGCGATTCAAACCATAGTGCTTAACAATAGATCTCGCTGTGTTCGGGCCGAAGTTCCCATCAGCTACTACACCGATACGATCTTGAAGTATCTTCATTGCTTCACTCATTATTTTTCTACCTTCTTAATTTTTTCTACAGATCTAAGGCCACCTAAACCAAGCATCCCCATCATAACAGTCATAAGACTACCCATATCAAACTCTGGTAGCTCTGGTATGTCAACACCAGCGGCACTCACACCGAATACAATCAATGGTTGCAATACAAAGTGATAAGCAAAAGCCACACCACATACCCAACCTATGAAAGGACGCCATCCACCTTTGAATAAAGAACCTGATGCCGCTTCAGCTTTGTTTATTTCCAGCTGTCCCATCAATGCTTGTTGTGCATGGTTGTCTGACATCGTTGCTATTTCGTGAGCAAGCTTTGCCTTCTGATCTTTGTCTTCAATTACTTTATCTAACAGGCCAGTAACAGGCCCTATTAAATTACCTACTAGATTCATCATTGGTTCTGCCTTTCGCTAATGCTGTTGCCCCAAAGAAAGCCGCAACGATCCCAGCTACGGATACAAAATATACACTAGCCATGCTACCTAGTATGTTAGCTGCTTGATCTAAGCTTAATACATTTGCTAGCACCACCGCAAAGGGGTACAGGAGCATCCCTGACAGGGCAAACCATGTCATCCTGCGTTGTGCGTCACGCTGTGCGTCTTCGTCCTCTAGCCTACGCTTACGATCCTCGTACTCAAGCGCATCCCACTCTGCCTTATCAATGTGTCCATCACCATTGACATCAAATTTTTTAAACTCATCCATAGTTATCTCCTAATCAGACAGAGGATTATCCAATGCCCTCTGCAATTTACCCATCAACTTACTCTCAAGGTCTTTCATTTCAGCATCTTGATTTGATCGCAATCGTTCACGTTGCGATTCGAATCTAAGATCTGCTGCATCAATCATGGTGCGTACTTTATCTTCTGACTTGCGCACCATCGTTTCAATTCTATCCGTCTGCTGCTCAACTCTAAGAAGATCATCACGCAATCCATTCTTAATATCACGGGTGTACTCGACTGACTGCTGCACCTTGGCATCCATCACATCCATTTGATGTTGGTACTCACCAAGATCTAAGCCAGCTACCTCTTCTATCTTCTGATACATAACAAACCCACCATACAGGCCAGCAACCACAGTAGATACAAAGGTAATGATGGCAAGCACAGATGCAAAGGACATCTTAACTCCACCAGCTTTGATCTGTTTGTCGGCAAGGCTATCAAATTCTGTAAGATCTACCATCAGTTTTCAAAGTCCATACTATCACTAGATAAATTCTTTAGTGCTTCCAGTTCATCACGCAGCTTTTGTATCTCTAGCCTACGCTGGGCTAGCTCCACTTGGTATAGGTCATCACAATTAATACGAGACTTAGGCTTGTCTAGCGGTATAACTATACGAGCATACACACCTATGTCTTTACCTTTACTCATTGTGTTTAAACCAGACAGCACACCTGTAATACCATACTCAAGATTAACTCCACCACCTACCGCATTACTGCAGCGTAAATTATTTGCAGAGAAACTATCTGATTGGTAGTTCATAGGTGGACTAGGCAATGACAAAGCAAGTGAGCTACTCTCAGCAAAGGCAGAGCTAGATAGAATACATAAGAGCACAGCTAATCTCATGCTGGCATACCATCAAGCCGAGAACAAATCCTAGATGACACTAGTGTTTTTGATTCGAGCTGCTTCTTAACCTTAGATGTTGTGCATACATAGGTGGCTTCATCCATGTCTGACTTACGAATGTATACACTGAAGTTCTTTCGAGTCTTATACCCTACCTTAATTATTCTGTACGTTGCAGAGAAGGGGATGCTATTCCAGTTCAAATCAAACAAACCAATCTCGTAATACTTGATCTCTTCCCTTGAGTTAAACAAAGACAAGTCAACCTTGACCACACCAGTAACGTGAGATGGCTTAACAATAGGATAAGCTGGTGTCATCTCATGTGCATGGGTTGAAAATGCCCATAGCAAAAAAAATATTATGAGCTTATTTTGCAATGCAACTAGCCTGTACTATTGCAGTATATACACCGCCAACGAAAGGCTTTGATGCGGCATAGGTGGCACTTGATGCTGTACTAAACCAAGTAGATCCTGCAACAGTAAGGTCAAAGACTGTGGTATTATCATATACAACTTTGGCTGCATCATACCCTGACATACCAGCGTCACTTGTTTGCGTTACGCTAGTGCTGCCTGTCCATGCAACTGTATCAGTTAGTGCTGGGGAAGAACTAAATGATGTCGGGTGTGTAATGTTTGCGGTGTAGTAATCAGCAAGAGCTACATCAAATCTAATTACAGGAAGCACACCACCATCAGCAGGGGTAGTGCTTAATGTACTAGCTGTTGGGTTGCCATACACACCACTCTTAGTTGTTTGTATTACACACTTAGCTTCCACGTTACCTGTTATATCTACATCAGCGTAAGCTGGTAATGCACAGAGTGAAAGTATTGCTATTGAATATTTCATGTTGAACCTCATTTGTTGTACTGCATATCGACCATCTGTTCGTGCAGTATTTGTTGTGCTAAGTTATTACGCAAAGCTTTTTTGTTGTCTGATATCTGTGAGTCAGCAAGTCCAGCAACGTCAGCGTACACGCCACCATTGATAGATGCATTATAGTACATGGTTAAATTTGTTTGTTGGTTTATCGCCATGATAATATCATCTTGTGCTTGTGGTTTAAGAAGAGTTAATGCATTGGCAGATGCAGTCAAACCCATTTCAATTCTTGTGTTCTCTTCTTCTTCTTCATCCAATATAAGATTACCATCCTTATCATACTGAAATTCTGTATCTGTATCTATAGCAGCAAGAGCATCTTCATCTGCCATCACATCATACACATCTACTTGTGGTATATCAGGCACAGGTTTTATATAACCAGCGCAAGATGGATCTGATTGTGGGTCATAGCATACATCTATCCTGTAGTTATATATAACAACTGCATCAGTTACGCTGCCTTCACCTTCTACCTCAATAGATCCAGTACCCCAGTTAGCTGATGGTATATTAGCCAGAGAAAAAGACTTGACGATTGTGTTGCTTGGGACACCTGACCAATCATCTGTCTCTCTAAATACATAGCCATCACCAGTAGCGTTGAGATTGCCAACGTGTACCTTCATAGCGTCATCTGTATTCTTTACTGTAGTATATCTGTAGAGTAATCCGTTTATATCTAAGCCAACAGCATCAGGCAAAACGCCAGCCATCCCCCAGCTTAAAGAGCTGGACGCTGCATTGCCTGTAGCCCCATAAGTATATGGGTCAGAGAAATAACAAGAAGGCCAGAGTGCTAATGATAACACCAAGCCCAATCTTAGTTTCGCTGTTCTCATTGAACATCCTCTTGATTACATCATTCTGATCTCGCTCGATCTCTTCCTTAACTGCTTCCATTTCCCATGCTAGCCTAGCTTTATCTCCCACCAGTCCATCCTTGGGGCAAGGAGTGCCAGCATTAAGCATAGCATCAAACACTCTTTCGTCTTGGCACATTACGGATACGGCTGCCACCTTCATTCCCATATCATACATGGTTTTAGCGTTTTTTAATTTTTCACAGTTCATATCACGCACAGTACGACCAGCAGATATACCAAGTATCTGTGTTTGTACTGCACCAGCTACACCAACAGTACATAAGTCACTGTTACTTGCGCTAATTTGTGGGGAAATTGCAGAGGGTGGTGGACTGTTGATGGTTGTGTCCATCTTTCCGTCCGATATTACTGTACTCTCTGACTTGATTATATCATCAGCAGCTAATACGCTGCCAATTATAATAAAGAATACAGTTAATATTAATCGTAACATGTTACATCTTCATTAGTACCGCAACGAGTAGGGTTAATATTGCCCCTGTTGCTGCAATCATAATGCTTTCCATACGTTTTACTCTGCCAAACAAATCTTTAAATTGTATTTTAACTTCTGTTTTGATAGCAACCACTTGCTTTTCTAGCTCATCAAGCCTGTCATGCGCAGAAGATATAGTTCTTTTATTCATAGCCAAATCCTTTGTAGTGCTTCGTTAGCTAACTTTAAGTAGAAGTCAGTCATTCTGGCAACTCCTCTTCTTCTGGGTACTGGTCTGGGAATTGTGCCTCATGTGCTGTTAGCATTTCAGCTTCACTTGCAAACTCTTGTACTGTTGCGTCATCACGGTAGGATACGACAGTCCCATCTAGTGAGATTGCCGCAGTGTTAATGATAAAGTAACCTTCAGTTCTAGTTATGATACTCATTATGCTGTACCTCCATCTGTAATTGTCCAGCCGTCAGAGCTGATTAGGTTAGCTCTTGCTGTAGCCGCCGCACTACCTGCTGTGTATTGACTAGCACCAAAGGTAGCTACTATATTGCTTAAAACTGATTGCGCATCCCATTTGACAAGGAGTGCATCATACTGAGCAGTTGTCATTTCACCATTATTGTCCATAAAGCCTGTTAAACTATTTGTGTTATTGAAACTTGTGATGTCAAAGTCTTCAGCACCGACAAGGCTTGTAAGGGAGTTACAGTTAAACATGTTTCTCATACTGAAAACTGAAGATGTATCAAAATTACTTACATCTAAAGATGTAAAACTATTAGAATCAACGAACATATAACCCAAATAGGTAGCTGAAGATGTATCAAAATTACTTACATCTAAAGATGTTAAGTTAGTACACTCACGGAACATACTATCAAAACTTGTAATTGAAGATGTATCAAAACTACTTACGTCTAAAGATGTTAAGTTAGTACACTGACGGAATATAGAATGCATACTCGTAACTGATGATGTATCAAAGTTACTTAGGTCTAAAGATGTTAAGTCAGTACACTGACGGAACATGCCAGCCATACCATTACTTCCCCTTGCTGAAGATGTATCAAAATTAGTTACATCTAGAGATGTTAAGCTACTACACTGACGGAACATATTAGTAAACATCAAAACTGAAGATGTATCAAAATTACTTACGTCTAGAGATGTTAGACTATTACAGTTGAGGAACATGTTATTCATAGCCGTAACTGAAGATGTATCAAAACTACTTACATTTAAAGATTCTAAGTTAGTACACTGTTGGAACATAATACCCATATTTGTAACTGAAGATGTATCAAAACTACTTACGTCTAGAGATGTTAAGCTACTACAATCACGGAACATATCCATCATATTCGTGACTGAAGATGTATCTGTTGTTTCTGCTGTGAAGGATGTCATGTTATTACATCCTCTAAATGCAGCATTTAATGTAGTCCAACCAACAGTACCTAAGTTTTCAACAGACTTAACCTTGAGTTTGTCACCTGTATTGTTGAAGTAGATATTAGGGAAGCTACCACTGATACTGATTAAGTGATCTCCAGCCGAAGCATATGTATGTGCTAGGTTAGAATCGTTATACGATGTGACAGTTGAGACAGAACCATCGCCCCAATCAATGACAGCATCAAACGTGCCATTGTTCTGACACGGGATAGTGAAGGTTTCATTTGCACCTGTTGTTGCAATAGTCATAGCAAACTCAGCAGAGGTATTAGAGCGTAATTGACCTAATGGTGAAATAAATCCGCTAAGCGGAGAAACAATCTGTCTCATAGTTAGCCTCCAATCAAGCGTGGCTTACCATTACTTCTAGTTTTTTCTCAGAAAATGCCCAAACACGTTTAGCTGCAATACCAGCAAACAAGTCAGTCAACGCTACATTGCGCTCACCTTGACCTCGATTGTAACGTATAGAACCATTGTCATTGCTTGGAGCAGATGCGCCTGTAGTTCCTGCAACTAAAATATGGTAAGTACCTTTGTTTTGAAAAGTAATGTTTGTAACATCAGCGTCCGTAAGCTGTGTCCAAGTATCTGCTACAAGAACTATGTCTGTATTTTGTGCCATGTGTTTCTCCGTTCATTTCAGAGTTAAATGTTATATTCTAATTCTTTGTTATATGCATAATTTAAAATTGACAACGCACAATTTATGGCCTGTTAGGTAATTCACCTACAATATCTTTCATTGTATCTTTTAGTGCATCACCAGTAGCCATTGTTTCTATAAGCGGAATCATGTTTACTAAACTTTTCGCGCCTTCACCTACATCGCCTTCAATCATTTGTGTTATAGAGCGCATAACTTCTAACGTCCAATCAGCGGGCGCACCACCTAAACTAACGAATGAGCCAAGAGGATCATAGCCACCACTATATTTAGGTTGTATTGGAAACCCACCTTCTGCTCCAAGCTCATGTGCCATTGTAATAGCTCTATACAATAGATCACTTTGCAATGCTGCTATACCAGACATATCAAATGATCTCATTATTTTATCTTCCATATCCATTTCATCCCATGCCCATTCGGGTGTACGGAATTTAGTCACAGAATAACCAAGCATCATTGCTACTGCTATATGTACTGTTTTGTTTCTAACAGATCCAGCTGCCATATTACCTGTAATTTTGTTTAATGCTCCAACTACAAAACTATAGAAAGTAAATGGCAATGCAAGGAAACCACTCTCAACTCTTACATAGCCTTTAACTCTAGGGTCTCTTGGCATTTTATCGTAGTAAGGCAATGTCTTTGCTACATGATCTGGTATATACGCAACGCCATCCATAGTTATAGGTTTATCTTCTGGCCCACCCATAATAACTCTATTCATAACGCCTGATCTTAATGCGTTTCTAAACTCATTTACTGCTTCTACGTCTGTCCATGCTTCAGTATTGGGTAATATTAACTCACCACCAGTTGATTTTTGATGTGGCATTCCACTTATACGTTCTGCGATTTCTTCTGTAATATTGTATCTAGCTAAAAATTCTTTTTCAAAATCTGATGCAGTACCTTTAGTAAGTTTTATTGATGAGTCTATTATTGTATGTCCACGCACTAAACCATCTAACATTTTTATACCAACAGTAACTGGCCCAAGCCCATTGGCTACAAAAAATGCGTTGTTTAATTTGTCAGGTAATGTTTTCTGAAATAAATCATTAGATAAACTTTCCATATACCTAAGATGCGTTGTACCTAATGTCATTTCTAATGCTTCGCCAGATAACTTTAGCTCATGCGCAGAATGTTTAAGTGATATATCGTCCATTAAACCTAATAAACTGCGACCTATAACATTGAGTTCGTGATCCATAAATATAGATGCAGCGTCACCAAAAGCTGCTACGCCAGAACCGCCAAGAAATGTCCAGCTTGTAGCTGTTCTAAGCATATCTGCTATTCTTGTATCAATAGAGTCTGCTCTTTTAAGTGTAGTGCCAACAACCCTATCATAAGTATGAACATAGTTTTTAAGAAATTTATCTATACTTTTGCGCGGTACTTTTGCATCATTTAATTCTGCACGCATCCTAAATAGTTTTTCTTCAAGCGTCATAAGCTTACCTGTATCTGGATTAAGGTTAGCTTTGTGATACTCTAGCTTTGGAGCTACTCTTGCGCCGTAGTTAATCATCAACTCTTTAACGTCTGTAACTAAATATTCTTTTATAGCTGAGTTTGGTACATTTAATCTACGAGAGACAAGAGGACCACTCCGACCAAAACCAGTAAATATAGCATCAATAGCATCTTCGTCAGTTTCCTCCATTATATTCTGTATAGTTTCTTCTGCTCTGCGATACAAAGAAGCAGGGTCAGTAGCTAATTTTTGTATTTGAAATAAACCTTTGTCATCTCTACTAACTATAGTTGGGTTTTTCTTATATGCTGCTATTAATAAATTTCTAAAACCATCACGTTCTTTTTGAATTTTTTGCCTGTTGTATATACGTGGCAAATCATATTTGTTTGTTTTAGTTAATTTGCCATGATGCTCAATTACCTCTAAAGCATTATCAATTTTAAATCTTATATCATCAAAGGATTTGCTAAGAGATTCTAAAGCATTTCTCATTTTTGGCGTAAGATCTAAATCATTAAACAAAGAAGCAAGTTCATCTATATCTTTTGCATTGTTTATTTTGTCAAATTTACCTTCAAATTTAGCTAAATCTTTTTTTAAATTAGCAATATTATCATCAACTTTCTTTTTTAAATCAACTTGTTTTTTGGTTAAGCCTCTGGCTATTTGCTGTTGCTCTAAAGACTTTTGTAATTTTAAATCTTTATCGTATCTTTTTTGTATTTTTGCTTGGGCTTTTGCCATCCATTTTTTATTTGCGTCAATAATGTTATTGGTAACACTTGTTAGTTCAAATGCTTTACCAATTTCTTTTAAGTATGTATCTTCAAAAACATCACGACTTTTTATTAATCCTATTTCTTCTAGTTCTCCGCCAAACTTTTCAAAGTATGCCCTTACAGCTTGCGTTGATGCGGCTTCTTCTGGTGTCATTTTATCATAAGGCACATCATCCATTATTAATCTACCAAGATGATCTTGCCACTCAACAGGTGCAAAGCTTGTCTTGCCCAACTTAGCCCTTACAGTTTCTACATATTGCCCAACAGGTATATTAAACAATTCAGCTTTGCCTCTTGGGCTAACCTTTCTGTAATTTTGATTTACAATATCCATAGCTGCATACCACTCGCCTTGTCTGCGACCAGCATTAATATACACAGAATTACCCATGCTTTGCCCCATTTGGTTTGCAACTAATGGCAATCCATTAGCACCACCTAAACCTAATATTTCTGCTTTAAAACGCTGTGGTATATTTGGATCATTAACCGTTGCTTTCAATGGACTTGGAATCATTTTGCCAAACCAAGATCCGTTCCACCATTTGCCACCATAAGAAATAGGTTCAGGAGCTTGCTCGCCTGTATCAACAGCTTTAGTTGTTTCTATTTCTGGAGTATCATTGTCTGTTGTTTTTTTGCCTTTTTTTACTTTAGGTTTTTTTACTTGAGACCCAGCTACTTTAGTTGTGTGGCCTGACTTTAATAATTTATTTTCTATTTCAGCAATACGATCATACATCTCAAAAGTATTTGCAAAAAATTCTGGGCCGCTTTCTGTGTCTACTTGTATTTTTGCTCTATTCGGGCTATTAATTTCTACCCAAAGACTATTTATAAACGGCGTCCACTTTTTATTTTTTGGTTGGTTTAAAAATATAAAATCATTTTCTATCCAACTTGTATCTTCAACCATATCACGCCGCATTAGTCTGCTTGTAAATGCTTGCCTTAGTTTAATTAATTTTGTTAATTTTTCTTTTGGCATTTTTTTAAAAACAAACTCTTCACCATTTGCGTTTGTATTATAAACAAATTCATTACCTTCATCTTTAAATTTTTTTATTTCGTCTGGTGTGTAGAAAATTTGACGAGCTTGGTGTTTTAGTTTTACTTGAGTTGGCCCTGTTTCTTTGTTAAAACCATATGTTAAATTTTCAAAAGATTCTCCTGTATATTGTTTGTACCAAGGCCCTTTAAAATTTGATACAGGCTCTACGCTTTCCTCTGCACCTACAGGTTTAATTAATGGTTTATCATTAACGCTATTTAAATATGATTTATATTGTGTACTCCATATCTTAGCTCTGTTCTCACCAGCTTTTGGCCTAACAAATGCAGTACTTAAAGTATAACCAAATGCACCAGATATTAAACCATCAGCCATAGTGCTTAACGTTGCACTTAAAACTACAGACCCAGCACCATTTGTATCTAAACCTATTTCAGTTAATGCATCTGTTAAATTCATTGTGCCGCCAGTAACTAAACCATCTAATGCTGATATTTTAGTTATTTGCTTTCTAGTAAGTTGCTTGCCAGACATTAACGCATTTGCTCTTGCTATTTGTCTAAGCCCACCTTTGTTGCCAGCAGTATATAATGCTTTACCAATTAGCTTGCTAAATTGTACGCCAGCAACAGGTACAAAAAAAGATAATGCTATAGAAGGATCGCTAAACATTAGCGCACCACCAGATGATCTATTTAATATATCATTATTTATTCTTTGTTTTTTAATGTATTCTACAGCTTCAGCAAATCTTTCTGGACTACCAATTCCAAACATTTTTAAATGCTGTTCTTCATTTTTGCTTAAATCATTACTGTTAATATGGTTATCAACTCTTACTTGCGATTCTTCATCATACACTTCTGAATTTGTAAAAAACTTATTTTGCTCAATAATCGGGCTAAATACTTTACTCCAATTAGCACTAAAGGTTTCACCAAATGATGGGCCTTCTCTGTCTTTTGGTAGTGCTGGTGGGCCTTTTACGAATGGGGCTGATGGGGTAATTTTAATATCAGCCATTATTTTTGTCCTCTTTCTTCAACGCCTTTTAAATACTCTAAGGCGTCATCTCTTATATTAGCATTACTTAACTGTTCTCTAAATTCATTAGTTGATTGAGCGCGCCATCTTAATCTTTGCATAGCGTATGTTATTTTAACTTCTTGTTCATTACCATATGCAGTTACTAGTTTATTAAAATCTGGGTCTTTTTTAAATTCACTATAAGTCATATGTTCAAGTGTTGCTTGGTAATTAATGTAACCTTCAGCTCTAATTTTTGGTTGTGTGCTTTTTAGTTTTGCAATAAATTCTTTATGAGCAACACTTCTAAATTCATTTGTATAATCACCAGTACGTTCTAAAGTCCAAGGTTTACCATTAACTATAAAATCTTGATAAGTTTCATTTACATCTTTATATCGTGCAGTGTATTTTGGCACACCATTAGCAAAAGACATTAAATCTGGCTTCCAAAATACATCAGTACTTAAAGTTTTATGCCCTTCTCTTGATAGCTCAATGTCTCCTAATTCAGCTCTTGCTTGATATTGGCCTTTAAATTCTTGTATTAAAGAACTTAAAAGTGGACGCATGTTTTGTAATGTAAGATCTTTAGCTAATTCCCTAGCTTGTGCAAATTTACCACCACCTGTTAATAACGGACTATATGTATCATCTTGGGCAAGCGCTCTTGTTAAAGCCATTCTGTTTGCAGTAAAATCTGTAGGGCGTATAAATGACATTACAGCATAAGCTGTTGCGCTGTCTATATGTGGTCCAAGTACATTTGTATCTCTACCCATATTGTTTGTTTTAATATAGTTATCAATAATAGTATCAACTGCTTCACTTGTAATTTGTAAGCCTCTTGCTTTTTTCATTTTAATTGCAATGCTTAATTCATTTCTAAAGCTTGGAGATACGTTTCTATCGTCAAATATGCTTTTTATATTTTTTAATGTGCCACCTGTAGATGCATTATAATCTGCTAAAACATCTTGATCTAAATTTCCATCATATTGTCTTAACTCTGATATAACTAAGAATGGTGTAGTGTACTCAGCCCTTGCTGTAACAACTGCTGCATTAAAATGAGCGTATGTTTCTGGTTTCATATTTGCTTTAAGCATGTCAATATTATATAACATACCTTCTGAATCTACCTCCACGTTAGTCATTTCTTCAAATAAATTACCAGCCTTTTCAACTGTAGTCTCATCCATAGAAGTAACCGCAGAATTAAAAAAGCTTTTAAAAGCTGGAAACATAATTCCTTTTTTAAGTGCATCTGTCATTATTGGATAATCATCAATATTATCTACAGTTAAAAATATTGTGTCTCCCATAATTTCATTTTGGTAGTATTCTAACTCTTGTATGCCTACGTTGTTACCTTTGCTTAGAGATTCAAAAATTCCTTTAATTTTTAATTGATGTCCAAGGGTTTCATTATCATCAGCGATAGCATCTAACCTATAAGATACCGCTGAATTAATAGATGTTGGTATAATATCATGTGCTTGCTTGTATAGTTCGTATGCTTTTTTTTCTCTATCAGTAAGATTGCTAGCAAACTCTTTATTGCCTAAAGCATTTTTTACATTTTGTAATTCTTCATAACGTAATGATATACCTTTAGCTTGGATTGACATAACGTTAGCAAATTTTTCTTTTGCATTATTTATATATTTATCAGCATTTACTAAATTTTTACGATTAAGTATTTCATTTTCTATTTTTTTATAATCTTTAACTGTGTTTATATTTCTTGTTTTATCTTGCATAGATATTATAAAATTGTTTTCTGCAGTTGCTTCTATTGATTTCATACTTGGTAGTCTTGCTGACAAAGATTCTGCATATTTTATTCTATCTTTTGTTGGCATATCTATTATAAACTGCACAAGATCTTCTGCACTTTTTACATTATCGCCATCTGCATTACGCGCTATTTTTAATGCTTCTTTTAATGTTTCTCTATTTGGCTCAGGACTTCTTAATTGATCTATAAGTACATTTGTTGCATCTGCACTTTTTGCGCTAAGATGTAATGATTTATTTAATTGTTCTTCTCTAAGTAATCTATTAACTTCAGGTCTAATATTTGGATCTGTTTCTTCAGTAAGTTGATTAATATTATCATGCGACATATTAGAATTTACTTTACTTAATAACCTAGATGCTTCTATTTCTATATTAGATGTACTTAAATCTTCTGCTGTTTTATCTATTGACCTTAATCCATTAATTATAGTTTCAACACTACTATCAATTCTTGCATCTATAACGTACATTTTTAATTTTTCATCTTGTATTGTAGATGGATTGTGTATTTGCGAAATAAATTTAAGTTTTTGATTTGTTGTCATACCAGTATACAAATCAGTTAAAAGTGTTTTATTAACTAATGACTGCAATCCAATCAATTCAGAGCGTTTTGATTCAAACTGTGCTATTGTATAGTAGTTATTATTAAGTAAATTTTCTGCACTATCGTATTCTTTTTGTATACTTGCAAGCAGACTAGCTGTACTGCTTTTTCCTATATTACGTTTAATAGTATAAGTAGCATCTAAGCCTCTTAAATGGTCATTTGTATTTGCTTCTAATATGCTAGCTTCTAACTCTTTAGACTTCATTGCTAAATAAGTGCTATCTACATATGATTGCCCAGCTTCTTGTATGTAACGACTAAAATAAGTGTCATCGCCACCCGCATTAATCATATTACCAACGTGACCGCTTATTGCATTTTTATATTCGTCAGAATTTCCTGCGTTCTGTGCGTAGTAAGCGCCTTGTGTTTTTAATTCATTATCAACTGACTGCTCAAAACGCCTAGTTATTATATCTTGGTAAGCTGATGCTGCTATTGATCCATAATTTGATGGTGCTTTAAAGGCTACAGGCTGATTAGTTTCTGGGTCTATGGCTATTATATCCCCGCTTTCAACTGCCATACCCTTCATTTTACCAGCTTGTTCAGCTTCTGTAGCTGCTTTTTGTAGCGCTGTACTTCTAAAGTTATCTGCTTGTGCGGCTACTTGTTCCCAAACTTCAGCTTCGCCTGTGTTTATCCTGCGCACGCCAACTGGCTTATTAAAGACTTGCGTTTGTTGTCTGATTACAGCCATGTTATTTCCTTATAATGTTGCTACTTTTGCGTTATCCGACAAGCCTTGAGCAAAATCTCCACCAGCCTTTAGCAGAGAAGCACGTCTAGCATTTTTACCCGCAACGCGATAAGCTGCAGCTTCTCTTGTTCTGGCAGAAGCTTCAGCTTGTCTATTTTCTGCTATTCTACTAAGATCTTGTGCTGCAATTTCTTTTTGTTTTTCAAAGAAAGCCTCAACTGATCTATCTGATCCTATGTCACGCCCGCTAGCTGAAAACATTGCTACATTTGTTTGTGTTGCTATGTCATATTCATATCTGCGTGCCGCTGCTTGTTGCATTGCAAGCACTTCACCTTCTGCGCGTTCAGTCTCAGTATTAAAAGCATCCATTTGAGCTTGATCATTGCGCGCAGCACCAGCCATTATAGTACCAAATCCAGATATAAACAGGGGTATTAAAGGATTCATAAAATTAACTCCGAAATTAAACCATTAACTTGCAATGGCATTGGATCATCTTGCTCAATAGTAACTTGAGGGTTTCTGCTATATCCTAAAAGTCTAATCTCCTTATTGCCAGTAAACCCAGCAATATTAGATACAGATCTATTATTTACTTTTAAAGATTCAGATTCTTTTACATTTAAAACAACTGTGCTTACACCCCTAATGTCACCTGTTGCTGGGCCATTGCCAGCTATAGTGTCTATTGGGTTGGTAATAATTTTAGCTGTATATTTTTTACCCACATAGAAATGAGTATAGGTATTATGTGATGTCATATCAATATTACCAGAATTTACAGTAAACTCACCTAAATAAGTTTTGCCTGTGCTTTTGTATCCGATAACATCTACAGTGCCGCTTGAGTAAAGATCACTCACACTTACAGTACCGTTTCCATAAGCAACATATAGATAGTTATCTAAACCAATGTCATCTAAAAATTCAGATAGTACATAGTTATTATTAACGTCTAAAGCATAAACAAATAACCTGTCACCAACAGAGACTACGTTTTTAAATGATCCTTGGGCTGTCAACTTAGTCCATGCTGCACGCTTTTCAGATCTGTTAGAGCTAAATAAAGCTATATCTCCATTGCCCATAGTAATTGCTGAATAGGATTCTTGAGTATTAAAACCAGAATGAACAACAGCCATATCAACAGGATCGTTTATAACGTGTGCGGCTACAGTAGAAACTGCTGTAGCAATGTAAGCATCTTCTACATCAGAATATATGTACTCTCTAATAGTACGTCCACCAGTTTCAACAAAAAGCGTAGCCCCATCAATAGATTCTGGCTTTACAAACTCTGCTCCAAATGGTGTTTGCTTTCTTATCTGTGCGTTAGTTGGTGTAATAGCTTGATTTAAATATGTTGGTATATACAATTCATCAGATAAAGTAAATATTTGTAAATCACGATTAGATTTTAAATATCTAATTTCATTAACATCACCAGTAGCCGCTACTAAATTTATTGAGTCAGTGTCATTAGCATCACCAACATCAAAATTAAAATAACTACCAATCTTAGACATCCAAATAGTATCTGGTTCTGCTATAGTCCCAGCAAAACATAAACGATTTTCATGAAATGTAACTGCAGCAGGGTATCCACGCACTGCAGAAAACGCTTGCTCGTCCCAATTTTTTGTAGGTGCATGTGTAGTTATAGTAACATATCCACCACCATCTTCTGATTCATCTGCGTTAGTGCTTCCATCTGCTTGCACAACGTATGTATTATCGTCTATTACTTCAGTAATACCTTCACCACCATTTAAATTACTTGAACTTATATTAGCAAACCCAGATGCATCACTAATTACTATATAATCCCCAACGCTTAACCCATGATTAATGTGAGTAATTTCAATGTATCTTGTATCTTTTCTTGATCTCATTGGGTTTAAAACAGATAATCTTACTTCAAGAGTACCAATAATATTACCTATAGCTGTTGTACTATTAGTTACAGACGTTATTAAAATTTCATTTCCAGCATATCTTATAGTTACACCTACATGTGCGCCTGTAGTATCAAAGTATGGCGCGTTTGTAATTAATGTTTTGCCAGTGCCACTTGTGGCGTTTACATCAAGCGTAACATTTACAGAATGATACCTACTGTATGGTTGGCGAGTATGATGACCACTAAAGTCTGTGTCAAAACTATATGTACTTAATTCAAATGCTGTAAGAGAAGTCCGCGTAAGAATCCGTGGAGCAAATAAAGGATGACATATAAACATAACATCACCAAATTGAGCGGTGTTATATTGATGCAAATAATCTTCATCAAATGGTAAAGCAGCGCTGGATGTATCTGCAGTAATAGTTGTTACTAAAGTAACAGTTGTTGTATTAACAAGCCTCCAACAATGTATATAACCTTCTCCAATTCCAATTATATATTCTTCATTATCATCAAATATAAAAGGAACTAAATGTAATTTTTTATTTGTTTGTGTATTTTTATTGTAAAATTTTGTGCCATGTCGTTTTTTTACAGCACCCTCTGGCAATACAATCATGTTCTCTAAGCTTTGTGCAGACGCAGCATAGATAGGACTATCAGTCCTCATTATAGTATTGTCACTTATTTCGCCGTACTGAAAACTATTCTGTGGAATTCTTACTTTTTGCATTAGCTACGCCTTTGCGCTATAAACCTTGAGGTTTGCAACTTACGTGTAGTTTGTTGCTGGGAGTCTAGCCTTCTGGCTTTTATCATTTGCCGCTCAGCCTGTTGATCCATTAAGCTTGCTAACGATGCATCCCTTGCAATAGATACAGACAGCATTGAAGCTACTTGAAACTCTACAGCTAATGTAAAATAAGAAGGCCAGTCAGCCTCATCAGCTCTAATTATATAATCTGCAACAACAACATCATTTGATGTCATATTGCAGTAAACTTTATCGCCATATGTATCATATAATACTGGATAATCATTTACTGTAACTGCACTAAGCATAAGTAAATTTGATGGCATTTGATACGAAGAGTCATATCTACTTGTAGGTGCGTCACTTAATTTAGTTAAAACAGCTTGCGTTGTAGCAAACCTCCAGCGTGTGCTGGTTAAAGAAGCTCTTGCTATATCTTCATACATTGCGTCAACCACATCAGCTTCAGCCGTACCTTGATCAAAAGCTGTAATAGGGGAGCCTCCCATTAAAATAGAAGCGCGTGAACATACTTTTATTGCTGTATTTGCTGGCATTTAATTACCCTATATATAGAAGTGAAAGGGGGCCGAAGCCCCCTAACTTATTAATCTGAGTCAGTTTCTACAATGGCAGTACCATTAGAAATGTCTACAGTGCCACTTGCATTTGTAAGTACACTTGCAAGATTTGTTGTTGGCGTGTTTGAATCTACAATAAGAACAACATCACGAATATTCATCATGTTACTTGCTGCGTTAAAGTAACCAGCAGTGTTTACTGTAGCAATCGAGTCAGCTGATGTATAGTGCCATAAAGAAACACCAGATGCACCAGACAAACGAGTTAAGTTAGCTGCATTAAAAGCCATGTTTTATTCTCCTTAGTTATTGTCTAGGACTTCATATACACCATTAGCATCAATTACGATTGATCCCATTGACATCATTGAAGTCGCTAAGTGAGATACCTTTTCAGGTACATAATTTACTTCAGTGCTAACATCAGAGTTAATTCCGATACCAACTGCTGATGTGTGGTAAGCAAAGTTTTTACCACCAGCTACGGCAGACGTTGAGAAGATCTTAAATCCTAAGAACTCTTTCATTGTCATGCCACCAGCAAACGGAAGGTTTTGAGGCCCAACGTAGTCTGATGAAGCAAATTCATTAATTGCAAACAAATCAGTATAGCCAGCAGGTGACATAGCAAGATAACGCTGTCCGTCTTCTGGAACATCTGCAGTACCCATTGTTTCAAATAATGAAAGCAAGTCAGCTTTTTCAAGAGCAGAACTTGCGTCATGTATTTGCGTGCTACTTGCACCAGCATCTAATGCCGCTGTAATTAACTCATCTGTTTTACGGCCTAGTGCGGCAGCAGCAGATTGAGCTACAACTTGACGCTCATTAATGTTTGTTTTTAATTCATCTAACTTGTCGATGTATTCCGCAGCATAGTAGTCAGCCATTGTGACTTCTACATTAGTGTGCGCTAGTTCCATCGGCGTAACATTACCGTTACGTGATTTAGTTGACGCAGTACCAGTACCGATTTTTTGGAATCTTGCTACTGATGCAGATACGTTTGTTGAACGAATTGTGTTTCGAAGCTTAGAACCCATACGCTGATAAGCCATATGGACTTCTGTTTCGAACTGCTTAATAAAAGCTTGGTCGATAGTATTAGCCATTTTCTTTTCCTAAATATAAAGTTTCGGTTACTCGGGTATCCGTTCCTTCACATCGACAAGGGTATCCAAATGGGCCTTTCAGTGCATCACGGGCCGTGATGTTTCACTATAAGCACTTTTTTGTGGGGTAATGCAACGCACAAAATCAACATAATGATTAGAATTAAACTGAGTTATACCCACCGCTTCAAATCCTAACCATGAAGCCCAATCCAACATAAACTGGTGTTCACCCAATATACGCATAGACATTTCGCTTTGTGATCTATCAAAAAAATTAACTAACATGCGTGATCCACGCGCCATAGAAGTAAAGTTTTCTTTAATATTCTTAGAAAACATAGCAAAAAACTGTGGCGTTTCTACTCCAGATTCGTACCAAAGCCCAGATATAGCAGTAAATACTTCTCCATCCTTGCGTACTAAGTAGCAATCAGCATGATGCATCATCTCTTCTATGCACTCTTTAACATTATTGTAGCCAAGGAGATTTATCTCCCTGACATTTTCTGGACTCAAGTTTTTAATTACTTCTTCAACATGGTCTTTTGTAAAGGGCGTAAGGTAAAAGTTACCACGCTTTATTATCTTAGCTTCCATAAAGTTTCTTAAAGCCAGCCTCTACTTGCCGAACAAATGCAGGGTCATTCTTGCTCCAATAGCGAGGATCTTGCATCATTTCCTTTAAACTATCTTCAGATAAACCAGCCGCTGGATTAGCTTCTCCAGTAAATGTGCCATCTTTCATAGCTTCTTGGATTGCTTCCATAGCTATAATACCTTCGTGCGTTTCAAATAAACGCTCTATAGCTGGCATAGTTTCGCTGGGGAAGAACTTAGTAGCAAACATTGAAGCTGACTCAATGCGTTGATCTGCGTTCTCCCCCAACTTTGCAGCTTCAGCATCAAGGTCGGGAGCAGAACCCTCAATGGTCTGAAGGTACATCTCAATACCTTTTTCAAATTTGTCTTGACCAAATCCATTTTCAAAGGATTGCTCTGACCACCACTTGAGTAACTCATTATCAACAGCGGCTTCATCATCTACAAAATCTGGCAATGCATATTCGCCAGAAGTTGCAGGGCGATCAGCATTTTTAGTTGAATCAAACTCTTCTTTAAACTGTGCGCGCAGATCTTCTTCTTTAGTACCTAGTTTAGATTCTAGCTCTTTATACGCTTTAGCCAAATCTTCACCACTCTTGTATTTTTCTGGTAGCCACTCTGGTCTTTCTGGTGCTGAATCTTCAGCAACTACAAAGTCACGCTCTGCTGTTTCGCCATGTGTAGATTGTTCTGATTCTGCTAAAATCTCATTCATTTGTTTTTACTCCTGTGTGCATGTGATACTCGACGCTCTAGTAAGCCAACGATATAGCGCTGACCTTCATGGTGTCGTAATTCTTCTGTGGTCACATTAGGCCCATGTACCATTTCTATAGTAACGGAGCGCAAATACTTTAAGACAGCCTCACCAGCAGGGGTGCTAAATGTTTCAGCAATATTTTGGCTTATCTGAAGATCTTGACTTGTAGCTCTCTGATAACCATCGACTCCAATATTAACCTTGTTGCTCAACCATTTCACCCTGTTGTTGTTGCGCTTGTTGTTGCGCTTGTTGTTGCGCCATTTGTTGCGCTAATGCAGCTATTTGTTTACGCTGTTCTTCATCTCGAATCAAGCTTTCAGGAACGCCAAACTTTTTAGCTAGATGTATGGCTGTTTTCTCACCATCAATAAGTAACTGCAACATCTCTGGCCCAAACGTAGAACCAACCATCTCAAGGAAGCGACCAACACTAGAAATATCTTGGTTAGATTGCGCTTGAGCTAGCGGAGAAACGGAACGTATCTTAACTTCACGCCCATTCACAGTAGGTACATCAATACGTCCTTGCTTCTTGAGGATGTAAATAACGCGCTGTAGCACTGGTTGGACTAATTCAGCTTGTAACCTACCGAAAGCAGCCCCCATGCGCCTAGAAAGATCTGCCATGCGCTCTGCTACTTCCGTTGCTGACGCTGGTGTTTTGTCTGGGTTGCCAAGCATGTCGTTATATAGCGCACGTTTTATGTTTTGGCGCATATCACCAAGCACTAACTGTGCTACATCAAAGTTTCCTGCTGCACGAATAGGCTGCAATCCGCTTGATCCCATAGCTTTCGGGATGATAGATCCTGGGACTAACTGTATTGTGTCTGGATTAATAACGCCGTCATCTTCCATTTGGTATATGCCAGAGATAGACATCTGCGCGTTCTCAAGTATCATTTCAATGGTAAGGTTTGTAGTTTTTATAGCAGACAAAGCGTTAATTAGCGGGCCGCGACCATAAACTTCGCCAGCACACTTAGACCAACGGAAACATATGAACGGATTTGACCCATTACCTTTCATTTGCTTGTAGTTTAGTACAGTATTTGTAGTCATACAGAACGCATAGCTTAGATAAGCTTCTTCATTCTTTACAGAATAGTCTCTGCATACGACTTCAAGCACAGTTGTTGTCTTATCCGAACCCATATAGTTCATAACTTTAGGATCTAGCGTACCATTTGGGTACATTAATGATAGGTGATCGTACTTTACACCCTTCCTTTCACGGAAAACGTGGTCAATTCTATCATCAGGCCCAGTATCTAGGACTACATGAGGCAACGGAATGGCAGAGAAGTTGACAGGATTGAGGGCATCGCCTTCTTCTACGCACAAAACACCAGTACCAACGGCTAAATCCATAAAAGATTCGTGTACTTCTTGGCTAAAATTAGAGTTTTGTAGTATCTCAAAGACGTATTCTGTTACTTCATCAAGCTCGTTATCAACCGATTCACGCTGATTTGGAGGAACCTCACTACCAGCCATGAGGTCAGCCCACCTAGCAAAATTAGGAACAAGCCCAGATTGGAGGCGACTAGCAAACTCTTGAACACCAACCACCGCAGTCTCATCAAATATGCGGTCATCGCGTCTTTGCCCAGCAGTCTCAGCATAAAAACTTTCACGTTGAGGCAACGCAAATTCGTAGCACTCCTCAAATAACGGAACCCAGTTCTCGCGAAAGGACTTGGCTTTCTCATACTTTTGTATGTACTGCTTGGCTGTTTTGTCCATTAGCTATATCGCCCCAAAAACCCACCACCTGATGCTTGAAAGAGTGATCGACGACCAGAGCCACCCTTCATTCCTCTTTCTTCTGTACCAGATTCTACTGCTTCACCAATATCTTCACGTTTTCTTTCAGCTTTTGCTTCTATTTCTTTGCGCTTTCTATCTTCTGCTGCAATTCTAGCTTCTGCTGCTGATCGCGCTGCTGCTCTTTTCTCGCTACTGCTTGGGCCTAAACACATATAAATCTCCTTAGTTGTTTTACATTGGTTGGCACAGAAAGAAAAAGTTTTCAATGCACAATTTAGAGTCTTGACCACAACCCTTGTCTGCGTTGAGCCTTCTTTCTGTTATCAAATACATTAAATGAAGACTTTGCTACTGTTGGATTGGCTGGTTTCTGGTTGTTTATTAAGGCTCTGCCTTCTCCAGCACCTAACATCTGGTACTGTAATGCATCATGTACGTGTGAAAACATATTTTTATCAGGCTTATCGGCGTATCTTTCGCCCGAAACCTCCATACGTCTGTACTGATACCCACCTTCAAAGCCTTTTATTAGCTGCTGACAGCGCGGATCTATAAGAAATGCTGGCTTTCCGTCTGCCATTTTGTGTAACTGAGATGCAACACTCTCTAATCTTAGGTCAACAGAGTTAGAAGGGGCAGGGAAAGCACGCAATCCAGCACCACGTAGTATGTGAAACGGCGTTGATTCATCAGTTTGTGCGCGGAAATCACCAGCAGGGTCGCCATATATAAATACTTCAGAGCATGTAGAGAACCTAGTTGCTATCTCTTGGCGTAATACCTCTGCAAATCTAACGATACCCATGTCAAATGCAACGATCTCTTGCTGTATTAACCACCTTCCGCGTACCTTTTGCCCCATTGTAGCGGCAGGAGTAAGGCCAAAATCTATACCAATGTATAGGGGAGAGCCAGCAGCGATGGGTATTTCTTCTTTTGCTACATGCACATCACTAGCAAACATCTGATAGATAGGTTTACCCTCTTGGATTGAACCTAATTTGTTCATAACATACACGTCAATCCAGCTTTTTGTCTTACCTCGTATCAAATTTGGGTAGTAATCCTCACGCATATACTCTTTATTCTCTGCAACATCGTTAGGCACATAGTCATCTATCTCACCACTCTCGTCATGCTTCTCTATCATGCCACTAGGTTGGGTATAAAACGACCAGTTGTCAGGTTTTACTAACATCTTAGCCTGTTCACGAGGTATGTGGTCGGGTACTGGCACTTCGCCAGACATAATAGGCCACCAATGATCCTCTTCTGGTGCGTTAGTATCGCAGATAACGCCTGTCCAAGTAGCGCCACCATCACGCATAGAGGGGAAACGACCTACACGCATGGTACATGCATCAATAATTGACTTAGGAATCTCTCTAGCTTCGTTAACCCATATGCCTGTCAGCTCTAAAGACAGCAATTTCTTAACATCTTCTGGCCTATCAAGTGCTAAGAAGAGGACTTCAAGCTCAAGATCGCCTTTTTTTATCATATGTGTATAGGGAACTGACCAAGTAAACCTACCCCATGTCTCCTCTGGGAACCAATCGAGCCAAGTTTTTATGGTTGTAGTCTTTAACTGTGGGTTTGTATTACGGATAATTGCCCATCTGCTGCGGCGTATGCCTTGCTTATTAGGCTCTTGCGCTAGTGCGCGTCTAAAAATTTCTACACAACAGGACACTGACTTGCCAGAACCAACAGGCCCACGAATACCACGAAAGAACGTGTCGTCTTTCATAAACGCTTTAACAACTTCGCCATCTGGCCTGTATTTAAAATCTATCATCTGTCGTCAATAAGCTCTTTTTTGTTGCGCCACCTTTTTTGCTTCTAGTTTTAGCTGCGTTAACGGCATCATTTATTGTTTCATATCTGGGAAACTTTTTACCAGTTCTATCTTCATATGACTTAGCTTCATCCCAAGCCTTATCACCTTTAAGAAACTTTGGCTTTCCATTTTTAGAGTCAAACCATATTTGAGGAATATTCCAAGCTTTACCCTCTGGAGATTCCTCACTGGCTAAATATTCAGTAGCACTTTTACCCCCAACAGTTTTAATTGGTTTATGCTTTTTTGGATCAAATGGAATTAAATCAGCCATTGTTTTAAACTTTCACTTATCTAATATCTTATTATCTATGCCAACTTTAATCATTCTTCCTGCAATTTCTGGGCCAATAGCTTCAATCATCTTATCAGCTTCGTAATCAGTTTGAAAATCTTTAGGATGGTGCTTCATATGTACTATTCGCACGATTCTACGCAACGCATCGCGCTCTGGCTGTGTCAATGCATTAAGAAAACTCAATGTTAGTCTACCTTTTTGTATGGAGTAGGACGTTTTTTGCGGGGTTTCTTTGGTACTGGTGCATCTGCTACCCACAGCAGAGGCTTAGAATCGCGAGTACGCGTCTTTCCAGAGTAAGTATTGCCCATTAATTCGTGTGTGCCACCTGTATATGCGTCACCATTCTTAAATATCCAAGCCATTATTTATCCTTTTTTAATAAAGTTTTCTTCTTAGGGAAGCCAGCTTTCATATTTTTATAAGCCTTGTCGCTAATAGTAGAATCCTTCTTAGATCTACTTGTTCCCTTTTTCTTACGTGCGTTCATGTTCGCATATAATCCATTAGCCATTACCTCATCCTTTTGCGCTCACTGCGCCTTGATTTTTTAATTGTTTGCGGAGATGCATTTGTTCTTGTGTCCCACCGTCTTGACCCTTCTTTAACAGCCCTGCCCCT